ATAGTCTATTGCTAATGTAGCACACCTCATATCTAAACTGTCCCCAAACTTCATAAATTGCGATGGTAATAACCCATACCTTCTCGCAACTGACTCAAGCAATAGTAAGTTAGAAACCTCAGGTTCTAAACTTTGGAAGTTTGGGTTGCGAAGTTTCCCAACGTCTGCACCGTCTTCTCTACTGCTTTAATCATAATGTCATTGGGTAAAACTTTTCCTGTTACAACAACTGGGGAGCCGTCTTCATTAAGAATAAGTTCTTTCATAGTCTCAACAACATCTGCAATATTTTTTTCACCCTGTAGATTTGCTAATTTCATAAAAGTAGCCATATCCACTCTGTCATATACATAAAATTCAATAGGTTCCCCATACGATTTTACAATCGCAGGATCGTCAATTGATACTTTAGTTAATTTGGGTTCTTTTGCTAATTGATTTAATTTCATCTGTTAATCTCCTTGTCTTTCAATCAGTGTATTTGTTAATAGTATAACAAATTTTAGTCTTGAGTTTGCTTTTTCAACATCACTACGAGCACTTTTTAGTTCGTTTGATGCTTTTGCTATTTCTGCAAGAATTGATTTATGCAATTCTGTATCAGTTTTGTTTTCTAATACGTTCATCTGTTAATCTTCTTCTACTGTATTTATGCTTTAAGAATAATAGGGGTCGTTAAGACCCCTATTAAACTGTCAATTTCTATTAAGAAACTGTGTAATCGCCATCAACAGTGACTGTGATTGGTGATACCCAAACTGGTGCATCCGCAGAAACTGTGGGTGCCAAGCCTGTGATATAACCATCACCGCTGATTGTTTTACCTGTAGCGCCACCGTCAGTGTCACCTAAGTAAAGTTCAAACGATACTTTTGTTTTGTTTTTTGACAAACCAAACATTCCTGATTCAGCCGCAGTACCAGTGGTTGCTGTGCTGTCTCCAAAAAATGAAGTTTGTTCTAATACCAAGTTCATACCTAAACTGTTAGTAGCAGTAGTCGCAATTTGTTGTTTTGATCCACTGTCTAACTGAGTCCAAGTAAAAACATCGTTGGCATTATTAACAGTTACGTCCTGCAATGCAGGAACTGTTAAACCAGTGTCAGAACCGTTTGATGCAATACTAATTGATAGTGTTGCTTGAACGCCACTTACGCCTGGTGCTGGATAAATGTAAGCCATTTGTTTTTTCCTCTCTTATATTACTTTGTTAAAACGTATTTCCAGTTGATTAATTACTAAGTCACCCTGAAAGTCAGTTGTATATTCCAACTCTCTACGGTTTACACCGCTTACAGTTGTAATATTTTTTGCCGCTTTCAATTGTGTAACCAAAGCGTCATAATTTGCTGGAAGTTGTTTAGCATCCGCAGTAAAGTAGATACTCACTGATGTAACTTCATTACTAATGTTAATAGCATCCAAACTACTTACAAGCGGTTCAGTTGATACCTGTTCATTGTCAACATATATCTTCTTAACGTTTTGTATGTAAAGTGGATTGCCACTTGCATCATAGGGTAAGTCTGAAGTAGTTGTAAAACCACCTAAACTTAGTCCATTAATGTAATCAAGTACTTCTGTTCGCATTAACGTATCCTCTTAAGATTGTATTGTCCTGGTTGTTTTTCAGATGAAGCAATCGTGTCATCATCGTCAAAATCATACCAATCACCAGCCGTAATTAGTTCACCAAATAACGCATCGCCCTTGTTATTGTAATATCCCATTTTGTTACGCTCTGCATTTTCTTCACTGCCAAAATCAGCAATTGAAGGTAAAATGTAATCGCTTAACCCTACGTAGACACACAAGTCTCTAAAGTCGTTTAAACGTGCTTTAATCTTGTCTGGGTCTACTGCTGGAATATCCGCTACAGAAGAGATTGAGTTAGTAGTGTTACGACGTGTGTAGTATGACTGCCACCAGGATGACGAGCGTAGTCTTGAAAGAATACGCTCTGTCGCCCTAATAAGTCCGTCTTCTACGACATCATCAGTGAGTCCTTCATTAGCCTCAAAAAGTCGTTGATCCTTATCAACCACATCTTGATAGTCTGCGAAACTAATTGTTACATTATTTTCTATTATGAAGGACATCCTACTTCGCTCCGTTATTAGTCAGTTAAAGATCCAACAATTTTCACAGCGTGTGCTGAGTTTAAAATTGCTTGTCCAACGTCAACGCTCATCATGATGTCTGTACTACGTGATGCGGCTAAATCTTGAGTCTTCATTTTTACTCCGCCTCTCATAGCGTGCCCCAATGCAGATTTTGCAAATACAGCACCAACCATGTTAAGTTCAGCGTCAGCGTCAGTGTTTAAGTCTGATTTAACTAATGCACTTTCGTACACAGTACAGCCACCCAAAACTCCTAATACGCCTCTTTCAAGAACGCCAGCACCATAGTTGTTAGCAGTAGCAACAGCGCCACCTGCATTGTATAATGCTTTCTTAAGTTGTAAAGCCTGTCTTGGGCCTACTACAGCCGCTAAAGGACCTGTTACTTTGTTGCCTCTTAATGTAGCAATAGCGTCCATTAAGTTGTCAACAGTGATAGCAGAGTCTTCAGTACCAACTGATTGAGATAGTGAATTGAAAAGTGCAAAAACTTTCTGGTCCATTTTCTCAGCAATCGCTCTACCTGCTTGAGCACCTAAGTCAGCGATTACATCTCTTTGTGCAGAATCTCTTAAGAAATCTGTAATTTGGAAGTAAGTACCAACTTCGCCTAAAGTAATAGCAACAGTTGAAGTGTTTGTATCAGCCGCAGACGGTGCTACACCATCTGTTAAGTCACCTGCTGTAACTGAACTGTATACAGGCACGTTGATTGTAGTTCCTGAATTTGACGCAATGTCAAAAACAGTAACAAGTTGTCTTGCGATACTTGATTCATACGCTTGGAATTGTGCGTCACCAAGTAATGCAGTATACAACTCATTGTTAATAGTTGTGTTATTAGCCATTTGTTTCTCCTCTAATTAGATTGTGGCGTTTAGTATGTTAAAGTTCCTTTTTCTTTGGCTTCAGCATACAATTTTCTATGTTCTGGATTGCTCATGTCCAATTTAGAGAATTCAACCTTGCTACTGTTTACAGTATGGCTACTTTTAGTGTTAGTAGTGCTTGGTGCTGGACTAACAAAATGCGGATTATCAGTTAAAAAAGTTTTAACTAAATCATCTACATTCATTTTTGTTCCATCATCTTTATAAACGATAGAACCGTCCTTGCCTAAAACGTCTACTTCACCTTCATCATTGAGTTTAACTTGTGTTGCAAGTAGTGATTTTACTTGCTCTGGATTAACGCTACGGTATTTTGCGGCACTATTCAAGAGCGGTGTATTCACTTTATACTCCTTGATGACTGAATCTCTTTTTTGGATTTCAGCATCCTTTTTTGCGGCTAACTCTTGTAGAGTTTTTTCAAATTGTCCCGCTTTAATCTGTTGGTCTTGCTGACGCTGTTCTGCATCTGCTTTCAACTGACGAAGTTCTTCAACATCACCCAAGTCTGCATATTTGTTTTCAAACTTACGTGCTAATGAACCCTTCATACGGGCCATCATGTCGTCTACTTCTTTTTGCGAGAAAGTTTTATCCGCTTGTTCTTGTGCCTCAATTTCTGTGTTTTCCACTACCGCTTGAGTTGCGTCTTCATTTACCAATGTATTGTCTGACATCGTGCATCGCCTCCTTAATTTGAGTTTGTGCTTATATTTATGCTTTAAAATTTAAAAGGCGCTAATACAGGTTCCTATAGACGTGCTTTTTCTAACTGTAATCTATCCTGTTGTATTAAGACTGGAACTGCTGTTGAATTAACACCAAATTTTGGGTGGCTGTGTAACCACTCTTCTGTTTCACGCTCGTTGTTCATGCGTTCTTCTATCTTCTTAAGTAAACGTGGTGTTGCGTTAATAAGAACGTAGACCCTTGCTTCTAATTCGCCTAAATCTTTTGGCACGCCTTGCCATAAACATATGTCTATCTTGTTGCGTTTCCAGGCGCTGTAACTCCACGGACATACGGATCGTATGCTGTAGAAATACGTATCCCAAAGCGGTTTATCGTTTACCGCCGCGTTTGCCGCCGCGTTTGCCACCTTTTTTCTTCTTAGCCATTTAGATTGCCCTCCCAAGCATTATGAATTGTCCTCTGGATGGATCCAACCCTGGGCCGCTAATTGTAAATGCTCCGCCTCAGTTTTAGCAATACGCTCTTCACCTGTAGTAGGATCACGCATAAGATGCGGTTGAAACGCATCCAGGGATTCTATTTTGTCTTCATCAACTTCCAGCCATCTAAGAATTTCTTTATCAATTTCTTTAATGACTTTTGTATCTGTTGCACTATTACGTGCAGTTTGTAATTGATTGATTTCTTTTTGTGTATCTCTGATATTAAACGATCCTGGGTAATTTACTTCACCATCCCAAGTAGTGTCCATATATGCACACCAAATTTTCCACAGTTGTTCTTCTGCTAATTCAATAGCGTCTGCCTTTTCAGACAGTTTAGCCTCTAATAAACTAAATTCTACTTCCATTGCAACACCTGAAAGTGTTCTGCTTTCAGTTGCTCTAACAGCACCAGTGTTGGACATTTTATCAATAGCATCAATAGTATGTTCAATAGACTTGTACATTGATTCAATGTTTGCACCTGAAAACTCAAGAGCGTAAGGCTTCAAACCTGAATCCAAGTTGTCTGGAATCTGAATGATTGCACCCGCGCCACTACCCATATTAACTTCGCTGGTAGCAACAATGCTGGGATGCGAATCTAATTTAATACTTTCTAAAACTTCTGCGGTTGCGTTATAAATGAAACGTTGTGCGTCACTGATGTCTGCTAAATCACTGATACCAATCCCTCTTACTGTGCTTCTAACATTATATAAACACACCACTGGAATCATACCCAATTGATTTTCTTCTTCAATAACATCTTGAATGCTATTGTTGTCAACATCAACTATTGTAGTTTTAATTGACTCTGGACGCCATTCTTTAACTACACGAATTGATTGGTTAACATCTTCAAGATATTTAAAGTAAACCAAATCATATCTACCATTGGGTGAACGTGTGTATTGCCAGTCAAGTACTACCTGTGGAGTAAGCACTGACACATATGGACGAATACCATTTTCACGCTGTTCGCCTCTTGTTGTTGCATTAATGTTGGGCTGTGAAATTACAATCCAAGAGTGTCCAAAAACACTGGACCAAGTAGCCGCATCTTTCATAAACGCATCTAAACTACGTCCATCCATGTCAGCATCTTTTAAGAAGTCTTCTAATTCAGGATAGTTTGCAATTGAGCCAAATTCTCTTTGAGGGGCAGTTCTAAATAAGAATGATTTGTAAACGTTCACAATACTTTGACAGTGGTTTTCTAAGAATGTATTGTTAAGACGACTTTCATATTCGCCGTCTGTTTCTAATTGATATCTGATTAGGTGTTTGCCTTGGCGCCATGTTTCCCCGCCCAGGTATGCTTCAAGTAAATATTTCCATCTACTGTCGTAGGTTTCATATATTTCATTGCCGCTGATTAAATGATTAATTTCATTCTGAATAGTATTAGTTACTGTTGCCATTTGTTATCCCCTAAAATTGTAATCCCTTCTGACTCTAACTCCCCAACGTTGTGGTTCCATATCAGTAGAAATATTGTCTCGTTTAAGTGGAAAAATAAATGCAACTGCGTAACTTAAAGCATCAAACATATGTGAATAATCGTGTTTCCCACCTGGTTTATGAGGAATTTGCGTTCCTTCTTTGTAGTTGTATTTTTCCAAACATTCTATAGTGTATTTACACCGTTTACTAATAAATAGCCGTCTAACCCCATCTGCAGAAGCAAATCTGGCGTTGGTAGCATTAATCCTATCTCTGACAGCATCATGTCTGTGTGGTGCTTTAACAATGAACCCAGCATTCTCTAATATTGTAAAGTCTGTTTGTCCATTTGCACTTGTTCTTTTTTGGCGTGAAGCAGGATCTGGATAGTAAAATATCTTGCTGTTAGGATATCTGTTCTTTAATTCTTCTGCTATTTCATTTGTATTAGAGTCAAACATTGCTATTTCATCAATTTGATATAGCGTGTCCCCATCTTTAACCATAATAGCGGCTGTGATAGGATTTAAATTGAAATCGCCGCCAACGTGCAGAATTCCTGTGTTTAGATGTTCTGGCATTTCTCTAATATGCTGATCCCTATCAAATGCATGACAGATTCTGCTCTCTGCTACTTCCCAACTTCCTTCAAACTCTTGCTTAAATTGTTTAAGGCTCATTTCAGAACGTGCTTGTTCTATTTCTTCTGGATCCACAAACCCTGCTTCTGCTGTTGTGATGCTGAATGAGCGCCACTCAGGATTGTTTTCCTGCATTAGATATAATTCATAAAACCAATTGTTTTTTCCAGTTGGTGTGGATATGAATAAACAGCCACCCCTCTGATCCGCAAGTGCAGGACGGATCACTGAATACCAAGCATCTGGATCTACCAGCGCCGCTTCATCAATTACGCAATAGGATAAGGAAATTCCCCTTAGGTTCTGTGCACCATTGTCCGCACCTTTTAAACTAATAAGTGTTTGATTTTTAAGCAGGATAGTTAATTCGCTTTCATTAATCTTCTTAACCCAACGCAAGTCCAACAGTTTTTCTTTCAATAATTTCCAGGCTATCAATTTTGCCTGTCTATAACTTGCTGTTAAATAATATATATTCTGATTGGGTTTTCTTGCGTGATAGCATATCTGACGTATTGCCAAATAGGTTTTTCCCGCTCGCCTACCAGCACAAACTGTGATAAAGCGATTTGAAAAATTAGAAACGGTTGATTGCCACGGTGCCAAATGCATAACTGTATTTATTCCGTTAGCAATTTGAGGATTTTATTGCGACTGTTGTTTTTTTAGTTCTTTGAGTGCATCATTTAATTCTTGCATTACATTAGCGTAATCGTGTGTTAGTCTCTGATGCTGTTTGCTTAATTCAACCATTAAGTCACTAAGGTTGTTGTTGCTTGTAACAAGATTGTTAATTGTATGTCTTTGTTGCAGTTGTTCTAATTTAATTCGCTGTAATTCATCGTACGGCGAAAA